CATAAGCTTCAGCCAAAGCATGACCGATCTTTGCAGAGATCTCAGACCTCAAGGAGTAATGAGCAAGTGTCTCATCGAGCGAGTACAGGAAAGCAGAGCTGACCAGTAGGTCATCCATTACAATCGTTTTCTCGGCTACCGGAGGATCACCAGATCCAAGGATCGGTGTGCCAGGTGTGTGATACCCAGCTTCCATACGTCCGGTGTAGATGAATTGAAGACTCTTGCCATTACGGAGAGTACGTGACTGAACTGTACCTTTAGCGATACAGGCAGACTCATAAGCCTTGATCATCTCGCCAGAGAACAACTTCAGGTAAGTTGCATACTTGGCATCATAGTTAGCGCCACCTTGGGTAAGACCAATGGTTGACGGGTTCGAGTTAATCGAACCAATTGGAGTAATAGTAGTATTAGCCATTTTTAAAATTAAATGTAAGTTGTTATCGTCTTTCTTGCTAGCAAAATTTTTTGTTGAAAATGTTAAGGTCTTTTCATTACCGTCGACGGCAGAGGTATCGGCGTACCGGCTCTACCAATATTGACGGGAGGACTTGCACCTCCCTGTGAGCTTTTACTCAGCCAATCTCTTTATAAACCACACCTCGATAACGCAAAGCATCGCTTTGATAGCGTTGTGCTTTCTTTTTCTGGTTAGCGAGAAAACGAATGAGATTCATAGACATAATAAGTACCTAGTAAATCCATGTCCCGTTCCATACATGGTTAATATGCGTCTAAGGTGGACTCAAGTACTAACTTATTAAATTGGTATTCAAGATATGCTATCGCTTCTTGTTCAGATGGATGACCACCTGCCCAACGCTCTTTATACAGACGCAATGCATCACGTATAATGATAGCAGAATCAGTTGTACATTGAATGTCCCACATAGATGAACGTACTAGATAAAGTTAGCCCACTGATGGAGCACTAAGAGCAACAGTTGTAGTGCTAGAAGCAGCCAGATCAAGCGGGAAATTGTGTGCATTTCTTTCATGCATTACCTCCATGCCAAGGTTGGCACGGTTAAGGATGTCAGCCCATGTATTTACAACATGACCTTGATTTTCAATAATGGATTGGTTGAAGTTGAATCCATTGAGATTGAATGCCATGGTGCTGACGCCGAGACTGGTAAACCAGATACCGACGACAGGGAAAGCAGCCAACAAGAAATGAAGGCTACGGCTATTATTAAAAGAAGCATATTGGAAGATCAAACGACCAAAGTATCCGTGTGCTGCAACGATGTTATAGGTCTCTTCTTCTTGTCCAAACTTATACCCATTGTTATGTGATTCTTGTTCAGTTGTCTCACGCACAAGTGAGGAGGTAACCAAAGAACCATGCATAGCACTAAACAAAGCGCCACCGAAGACTCCAGCAACACCAAGCATATGGAATGGATGCATAAGAATGTTATGTTCTGCCTGAAAGACCAACATAAAGTTGAAAGTACCGGAGATACCGAGTGGCATTCCGTCAGAGAAGGATCCTTGACCGAACGGATACACAAGAAACACGGCACTTGCTGCAGCTACAGGAGCTGAGTAAGCAACGAAGATCCATGGACGCATACCTAGTCGGTAACTAAGTTCCCATTCTCGTCCCATGTAAGAGAAGATACCAATAAGGAAGTGGAACACAACCAGTTGGTAGGGACCACCGTTGTAGAGCCATTCGTCGAGGGAACCTGCTTCCCAGATGGGATAGAGGTGTAAGCCAATTGCATTGCTCGACGGGACGACTGCTCCGCTGATGATGTTGTTTCCATAGAGGAGGGATCCGGCGACTGGTTCTCTAATTCCATCGATGTCTACTGGCGGTGCAGCTATAAATGCGATAATGAAACAGGTGGTTGCTGCCAACAAGCAGGGAATCATAAGGACTCCAAACCAACCTACGTATAGACGGTTGTTAGTGGACGTCACCCACTCACAGAAGTTATCCCATTGGGACTTCTGTTGTTGTTGAATAACAGTTGTCATAAATTTTTAGTTGTTGAACCGTCCCACCCACCACATTGAACTACTTCTTCTTAGCTGTTTTAGCTGCTCGTTTGAAGTTCTTATCTGTAGGTGCACCTTTAGAACCAGGTGACCTCATCTTTTCTCCACTACCTGCAGCAATACGCTTACGCTTGGCATGGATGTTTGCATAGAGTCCTTTTTTAGCAGCCATAATTAGCATTTCCATTTACGTAGTGCCAACGCTTTCCGTGTAGGTTTACCGTTGGGTTTCTTCATTGGTCCTTTAACACCACTCATCCGTGCACAGAAGGACCGCTTACGTGGTCCTCCTTGTGGTTGTGGTGCTTTTAAATTTGATCCTGTTGCCCTGTTGTACTTGGCACGACCTTTGGCTGTAAGACCACCAGAGCGTGACTTGTGAGTACCCATCTTGAGGCTTACATTTTTAGCCATTACTTTTTCTTAGTACCTTTCTTAGGTGGACGACCTTTTTGTGATCCGTAAGTTCCTTTACCTTGTGGCATGATTAAAATTTATATGTAAAACCAATTTTAGTAGCGAGATTCAGTTCATCAACTTCAAACTCTTGATCAGCAGTCACAAAAGCAACTTCACCATAAAGGTTTAGATCTTCTGCCAAGTCTGTTCCGAAGCCAACCTTACCTGAATACTCAGTGGTTGTTTCTTCACCATCTACATGTACGAAAGCAGGTCCGCCTTGCACATAGATACCATTATCAAATGCATATCCAGCTTGGACTTCAGTAACACCAGAAGTGAAGTCTGAACCTTGCCAAGCAGCGTTGTTCTCAATGTTTGCATAAGGAGATGCTGATACCAAAGAACCGTGTACAGCACCGAGGAGGATACCAGTAGCAATAATAGTTTTCATGTTTAATAATTAATGTTTGATCTATCGAGTTTTTCAAATACATCCTGTCGATAAGCAGGATCTCTGTCATAACGTGGGTCAGACATAGCTTCTACAACTTCTGCCTGACTACGGAATACATCAGCTGGTTGATAAGGTGCTCGACCAGTAGCCAATTCACCATCAAAACCAACTGACTTTTCCATCTCTGCTTTAAGTCCAGAGACAGCCAACCTGATAAGACGTGAGTTACCACTCTCGACAAGTTGGTCAAAGGCTTCAACATCAGACGGGTCTAGATTTTCTCCAGACCACGCCATCAATTGTTGGTAACCTTCTTCACCTCCTGCAGAATTTTTAATCTGATTGACTTCTGATTCAGACAGGTCAGGTGAGGATGCTGCAGGTAGATTACCTTGCATCTCCATGTATGCATTAACTAGGTCAGAGCTAGACATAGAGTTGAATTTATCCATGACTTCAGGTGTTAGTTCACCTGTTTCTGCATACATAGTTGATGCTTCAGTAATTAATGACTGAGCAGGTGAAACCTCTACTTCTTCTTCTTGTTCGGTTTCATCGGTTTCTGACACTGGCAATTCTTCGCCATCTGTTTCTCCTAATTTTTTTTGTAGTTCTATGTAAGCTTGCTCTAATGCCTCGGCATCTTTAAACTTACCTGCAAGCATCTGTTGCTGATCTGCTGCAGCCTGTTCACCAATAGCTAGAGCTTCTTGCTCAGCTTCGTTAAATTCTGGCTGATCAGCAGGAGTGGGATCATACGTCAGTGTAGCCATTTACAGTTTGCACTTTTAAGTTTCCAAGTCCTACTGAATTAACAATATTCTTAGGACGATTAGCACCAACCTTTGGTTTAGGTGCATATTTATTTTCGACTGCATCTTCTACAGTCAGTTCTACCTTTTCATTAGGTGGTTGTTTGACCTTACGGGTTCGGGTCCTCTTCTTGGGCTCCTGTGAGTCCATTTAACATCTCCATAGCTTGTGGGTTTTTGGTGGGATCCGCCATCGGTGACGAAGCAAACTGACCAGCTTGTTTAATAAGTTCTTGCTGTGCCATCTGCTGTTGTTGTTGCTGCATCTGACCTTGAACTTCTTGCATACTCTTCACTAGGTTCAATACATCGATACCTTGTGCTGTTGCTAGACGCTTAATAAACTCATCAGGATTGATGAACTTAGCGATTGATTCAGGTCCCATTGTTTGTGCAATGGTTGTGATGAACTGGATCAGTGATTCCCTATCTTGACCACGACCAAGTGCGTTTACACCAGCCACGATCTGTGG